AAACAAAAAGTGCTAACTGAAAAAATACAACATGATGGTTTAATACAAAAGCAAGGAGATAATAAATTATTTTTTGGTTATTCAAATGATTTAAGAGATGCTTTAGTTAAAGATATTGCAGATCCTTATGCAGATCCTGAATTGCAAGATAGACTTGCTTCAGCAGAAATTGAATCAGAATACAATCAAACAATTAAAGATTATTTACGTATTAATCAAGACGCATCCTTAGATGAAAAAAAACAATTTTCTAGAACATTAATTTATTCTTTAAAAAATATTTATGATGATAGAAAAATTTCCAACTTAAATAAATCTATATTAGATCAAAACACATTTGATATTCAGGGAGAATACCAAAGAGTTTTAGGTGATCTTAACTTATATCAAGAAGAAAAATTAGATGAAAAAGTATTAGAACAATATAAAATTAGAGCAAAAATAAATGGATTTTTTATAAAAGATAAAAATGGAAAAATTGTTAAAGATGAAAATGGATCTACAGAAGGAGACTTTGAAGCTTTTATTAATGAATATATTCCAGTATTAGAATCTCAAATTTTAACAACTTCAACAAGAGAATAAAATGTCATCTGAATTTTCTCCAAAAATTTTAGAACTTCTTGGTCAAAACAATAAAGAAACTGTAAAAATAGAACCAGTTAATTCTGGTTTAATTAAATATCCAGATCAAAAAGATCCTGACTATTGGACTATTGCACAAGATATGGCTTTATCTGTACCTCAAGGAATGGTTAATGCAATAGAAGAACAAGGAGATTTTATTGATGAAAATATTGTATCTGCTGGTGGATTTGAAATAAAACCAGAAGCAGCATTATTACTTGCTTCTCCTTTGGCTGCAAAAAAATATATACAAGATTTAAAAGTATCATTTAAAGACTTTATTCCAAAGTATGTTTCTCCTTCAAAATGGAAATCAGAAGAATACTCTAAAAAAAGACAATTACCAATTTTTCATAAACCAGAAACTATGGCTGGAAATATGACAGAAGGAATGTCAAGATTTATTACTGGCTTTGCAGGACCTGCTAAATTTTTAAAAGGAGCTGGACTTACTGGAGGAGCAATTAAAACTTCATTAAGAGGGTTTGGTGCTGGTGCTGTAGCGGATCTTACTGTGTTTGATCCTAATGAAGGAAGACTATCAGATATGTTAATTGAATTTAACTCTCCTGTTTTAAATAATGCGGTTACTCAATATCTTGCATCAGATGAAAATGATACTGAAATGGAAGGTAGATTAAAAAATGTGTTTGAAGGAATGTTCTTAGGAGGTGGTATTGAAATAGCAGCAAGAGGATTAAAATATAGTTATGACGCTGTATTTTATGGAATAAAAGGTTTTAAAAAAATGAAAGCTACAAAAAATTTAGATGAACGAGCAAAAATTCAAAAAGAAGTTTCCAATGTTATAGATGATGTTCAAAAAGGAAAAAAAACAAAAAGAGTTAGAAAATTTGCTTTAGAAGGAGACAATGCAATTAACACCGAAGAAGCATTAAAAATTATAACCAAATCTAAAGAAGCAGCAAAAAGAGATTCTGAACTTTGGATTAAAAAAATATTAAATACAAAATCTTTTACTAGTGGTGAACAAGTATTAACAACTATTGATAATATAGTAGATAATGGATTAGATGATGCTACAAAAGAATTTTTAGAAAATGATGTTCTTTCTAATGAAACTGCATTAGAACTTGCAAAACTTGCAGGTAGAAATCAAAAAGAAGTATTAGAATCTATCATGAAAGAAAGTGTTAAAGACAAGGAAGCAACAGTTCGAATGCTTACCACTAAATCAGTTTTTCAACAATTAGGACTTGATTATCAAAAAGTATCTGGAAAATATTTAGATGACTTTGGAGAAGATATTGCTAAATGGTCTAAAAAATCAACAATAGATTTAGCAAGAAGACAAGAAGTAATTAATGAAGTTTTTATTAGTTTAAAAAATCAAATTAGAAATCCTGCTCGTACTACTCAAGCAGGAAGAATTAAAGTACCTGCGGCTGATGGTAAAATAATAGATATGAAAAAAATTGGAAATATCTTTAAAGATTATAGTGCCAATCCAGCAGTTATAGCAAAAAAAATAAAAGATATGAAACCAGAAGATATTATTAATGAATTAACTAAATCTAAATCTGCTAAAGCAATAGAGGTTTTTAACTCTTTATATATTAATTCTATTTTATCAGGAACACCAACTCTTATGGTAAACGCACTTGGTAATGCTTATGAAGCGTTTATAAAACCAATGGAAATGATGGTTGGAGGAGCTTTAATGAAAGATAAAAAAATAATTAATTATGGATTTTCTCATTATATGGGAATGGCTTTTAAATGGAAAGATACAATAACATCTATAAAATTAGCTTTAAAACAGGGTGATGCTGTTCTTGATCCCCTTGTTAGAACTCAAGATAATTTACAAATTATTAATGGAAAAGCTGTAAGACCAATTAGTGGTTCTAACTTAGGTGTTGGTGGAAAAGTTGGAGGAATGATAGATTTTACAGGTATAATAACAGAACTTCCTACTAGGTTATTATTAACTACAGATGAACTTTTTAAACAAGCAAATTATCGTGGAAGATTATATGCAGAAGCAGTAGATAATACTTTAGAACTTGGTTTTAAATTGGGATCAAAAGAAGCAAAAACAAATATAGAAAAAATATTTAAAGATGGTTTTGATAAAAATGGAAAAGCAAATGTTGAAGATAACATTATGGCAACCAGAGCATTAGAACACGCAAGAATAGGTAGTTTTACTAACCCTTTAGATGATGGAAGATTATTAAACATTGGTTTAGCTATAGAAAAAGCTTTAAAACAAGTACCTGCTTTAAGGTTTCTTGCTCCTTTTGTTAGAACTCCCACTCAACTTTGGAGAAATTTTGAACAGCGTGTTCCTATATTGGGAGCATTTACAAAACCCATGAGAGATATGTGGAACTCTGGAGATAGAAGAGCAAGAGCAGATGTTTTGGGAAGGCAATCATTTGGAATAGGAGCAACTATATATGCTTATAATTTAGCTACTCAAGATGTTACTGATAGTAAAGGAAATAAATATCGTAAAATAACTGGAGCTGGACCAGCAAATTATAATGTTAAAAAATTATGGATTCAAGCTGGATGGCAAGAATATTCAATAGCAGACAAAAATAAAGATGGAAGTGTAACTTACAAACAATATAATCGTAATGATCCTCGTTTTTATATTGTAGGAATTATGGCTGATATATTTGAAAATAAAGATAATATTAATGACGAAGATAAACAAAATATGGCTACAGTAGCAGTTGTTTCTGCAATGAAATCTGCTGGTAATAAAAGTTATCTTCGTGGTATTGCTGATGGTTTTGATTTAGCTGAAAATTTTGATGCAACAACTTTACCAAAATATGTTGGTAAACAACTTGCTAATGCAATTCCCTATACAGCATTAGTAGGTCAAGGTATTCCTGGAATTATAGAAGCAGATAAAGAAGTTTTAAAAGCAAGAACTTTTATTGATGAGATTATTAAAAAAACACCCTTTATTGATAAAACAAAATATCTTGAACCTGTAAGAGATTTATTATCAGGAGATCCTATAGAAAAAACTTCTAGTGGAGTTTACTTTAATCCAGCAGGAGTAATATCCCACATAACTCAAGGATCATTTTTAGTTGGAAGAAAATCAGATCTTAAAGAAGATAATCTAATTTTAGAACTTGGCGAACTTAAAATGACAGGAATTACAGAACCTCCAATAAAAAAATATAAAATAGTTAATTTAATTAATTATAAAATAAATAATCAATCAGCTCATAATTATTGGATTGAAAGAATAGGAAAAACTACTAGAAGAGGTCTTACTTTAAGGGAGCAGCTTGAAAAAACTTTTGATTCAATTAAGTATCAAAGAAGGCAACAAGGAAATGAAAATTTTGATGGTGGTAAAGAAATGACTATAAAAAAAATATTTCAAGCATATACAAAAGAAGCTGAAAAAGATATGTTAGAAAAATATCCAGAAGTTGCAGAAGCTTATAAAAATGCTCGAATAGAGAAATATGGCTTTAGAAAGACTACTTTTGATATAGATAAAAAACCAAAAGAATTGTTGCCTAGGAAGTAAAATGATTATATAGAGAGAGTAATATGACAGTATCAAGCACAACAGTAAAAAATTCATACTCAGGCAATGGTAGTAACGATACTTTTGTTTACGGATTCAAGATTTTTGCAGACACAGACTTAGAAGTAATTATTAGATCAGCTACAGGAACTGAGACTATAAAAACTTTAACAACTCATTACACAGTAACTGGTGCAGGAAGTGCATCTGGTGGTAATGTGGTATTTACTGCAGGTAATATACCAACTGCAACAGAGACAGTAGTAGTTAGAAGAGAAGTGCCGCAAACCCAAGCAATAGATTATATTGCAAATGATCCATTCCCTGCGGAATCACATGAAGAGGGTTTGGATCGTGCTACAATGACGATTCAACAACTTCAAGAAGAAGTAAATCGTTCTATAAAATTATCAGCAACAAACACAATGACTTCTACAGAATTTACTGTAGGTGCAACAGATAGAGCAAATAAAATTTTAGCATTTGATAGTTCTGGAGAAATTGCAGTAACACAAGAACTTGGTACATATCAAGGTACAGACGCAACAACAACTACAGCAGCTTATGCTATTAGAGATATGATTAAATCTACAACTGCTGGTCAATTAAATAATGTTTATATTTGTATAGCAGATAGTGTTATTGGAGATTTATTAACTGATACCGATCATTTTGAATTATTAGTAGATGCTTATAGTGCAGCAAGTTCTGCTACAGCAGCAGCAGCAAGTGCAGCAGACGCACAATCATCAGAAGATGATGCAGAAACCGCACAAACAGCTGCCGAACTAGCTGAAACAAATGCTGAAACAGCAGAGACTAATGCAGAGACAGCAGAGACTAATGCTGCAACATCAGAAACTAATGCAGCAACTTCTGAAACAAATGCTGGTACATCCGAAACAAATGCTGCGACATCAGAAACTAACGCAGCTACATCAGAAACAAATGCTGCTACATCAGCAAGTAATGCTTCAACATCTGCAAGTACAGCTACTACTCAAGCATCTAATGCAAGTACATCAGCAAGTAACGCAAGTACAAGTGAAACAAATGCTGGAACTTCTGAAACTAATGCTGGAACTTCTGCTTCTAATGCCTCTACTTCTGCTTCCAATGCTAGCACATCTGAAACTAACGCAGCTACTTCTGCAAATGAAGCCGCAGCATCTGCTGATGCTTTTGATGATGTTTATTTAGGTTCTAAATCTTCTGATCCAACTACAGATAATGATGGTGATGCTTTAGCTGCTGGTATGCTTTATTATAATACTACTTCAA